AAAACATGATGTAGTTGAAATTTCCGGTAAACGCGCAAGAGTTCGTGAAATCAGAGAAGCAACCCAAAAGGCAGAGTTAACAAAATATGCTAGAAAAAAGGGATACGAATCTTACGAACAATATAAGCAATCATATGAATATAGAAAAACAAAATTAGAAAACGAAAAATTTCAGCAAGAATACTATTACGATAGGTCAGATGACCAAGAATTATATACAACATTAACCGACGCAGGTATTAGTCCATATGAAGCATATAAAATAGCAAGTAATGAGTCTGCTGTTGAGCAAACTAAAGGTCAATATATTGACGTCGAAACTGGAGAAATCTTAGACACCTTATCAGGTGGACCAATAACAGTAATGCCTAACGAATCATTTAACGAAGCCTTATACAATAATCTAATGAATGAACTTGAACGTTTATCACAATACGAAGGCTCAGATAAGCACGCAAAAGACACAAGAGTTAACGCACAGCAGATAAAAAATTATATCGAGCAAATGGATAGTACAAAACGTAATGAATTACTACCTGCATTGAACCAAATGTTTAACCAAGGTCAATTACTATCTCCACAAATGTATTACAGAACTGGCGGATATAATGACTTCATTTATAAACTAGGACAGGCAGTAGATTATGTAGAAACTGTTCAAGGTTATGGCGATATGGGTGACGAAAGCGCCTATTCAGTTTATGAAGATGCAGAAGATTAATTATTGGTATTCAGCATGTCAAAAGAGCGTAAACGAAAATACTATGTTGGTGACTTTGAAACAACAGTATATAAAGGTCAAACTAACACAGAAGTTTGGGCTTCTGCGCTTGTAGAATTTGGCAGTGAAGACGTTAAAATATTTCACTCAATAGAGGAGACATTCATGCATCTAAAAACACTAGGGAATGTAGTAATTTATTATCACAATCTTAAGTTTGATGGCGCTTTTTGGATGGACTATTTAATCCGAGAATTAGAGTTTAAACAAGCCTACCTAAATATTGACGAATTTATTGACTTAATGCTGAAGGAAGGAAATGGGCAATCTCCTGAGTCACTTAGAGAACATTTAATGCCAAACAAATCCTTCAATTATGTAATATCTGATATGGGTCAATGGTATTCCATGAAGATTAAAATAAACGGAAAGATTATTGAGTTTAGAGATTCTCTTAAACTTCTTCCATTTTCAGTGAGAAAAATCGGCGAGTCATTTAAGACAAAGCATAAAAAACTTGATATGGAATATGAAGGAATACGTTACGCAGGATGTGAGATAACAGACGAGGAAAAACATTACATAGCAAATGACGTATTAGTAGTTAAAGAAGCGCTAGAAATAATGTTCCAAGAAGGACATGATAAACTTACTATTGGTGCATGTTGTCTTGCTGAATATAAGCGCATTATAGGTGAGGACAGATATAACATATTATTTCCCAACTTATATGAGTTTGAACTTGATGCAAATCTTTACGATGCCACTAACGCAGATGAATACATAAGAAAATCGTACAAAGGCGGATGGTGTTATTTAGTCAAAGGAAAAGAAAATAAAGTGTTCACCAACGGAGTAACTGCAGACGTAAACAGTTTATACCCTTCCGTTATGCATAGTGAATCAGGAAGTAAGTACCCAGTTGGACCACCAAAATTTTGGAAAGGCGACTATATTCCTGATGAAGCTAGAGCAGAAAATAAATACTATTTTGTACGTATTAAAACGCGCTTTTATATAAAAAAGGATATGTTGCCATTTATTCAAATTAAGAATAGTCTTATGTATTTAGGTAATGAATGTTTAGAAACATCTGACATCAAAGGCTCTGACGGTAAATACTACCAATTCTACAGAGATAAAGACGGAAATCTTCAATCATCAGCACGAATATTAACGCTAACAGAAACAGATTATAAATTACTAAAAGAGCATTATATTCTTCGTGATTTTGAAATTTTAGATGGGTGCTATTTTACAGCACAGATTGGCATATTTGATGATTATATAAATAAATATCGCGATATAAAAATACATGCCACTGGTGCTAGAAGACAATTAGCAAAACTTTTTCTCAATAATTTATACGGAAAAATGGCAGCATCTACAGAATCATCTTTCAAAATTGCTTACATGACAGATAAAGAATCAATCTCATTTCTTAGGGCGCAGGCTAACGATAAAAAACCAGGCTATATTCCGGTAGGTTCAGCCATAACTTCGTACGCAAGAAACTTTACAATACGTACAGCACAAAAGAACTATCACGGTGTGGATAACCCTGGATTTATATACGCAGATACAGATAGTATACATTGTGACTTATCTCCTGAAGAATTAACAGATGTTCCTGTCCATCCTACGGCATTTTGTCATTGGAAAATAGAATCATCATGGGATAAAGGGATTTTTGTAAGACAGAAAACATATATAGAGCATGTTACTGCTGAGGATTTGACTCCTATAGATAAACCTTTTTACTCAATACGATGTGCAGGAATGCCTGAAAAATGTAAAGAATTGTTCAATCTTTCATTGACAACACGTGAGCCAATAAAAGGTAAAAAATATTCTGATGAAGAGTTAAAATTTATTGAAAAACCAAGAACATTATCCGACTTCAGAGTAGGTTTAGTTGTACCAGGAAAATTGTTACCAAAAAGAATAAAAGGTGGTGTATTATTAACCACAACCACCTACGAAATGAGATAGAATTTATTTATAACAAATAAAAAGGCGTGAGCATAAACTCTCGCCTTTTAATATTGGTATCATATATTACGATACAAATCAATATTCTGACACCAATTTAATGATACGATTCGCAATAATCCATTTGCCATTTTCGTTCGGGTGTGTTCCGTCTTTTGTGAAATATCTATTTGTGATTACGTTTGCACCGAATGAGCGGTACAGATTTAAGACAGGGATGTTAAATGTATTGGACGCAAAGTCTTTGATACCGTCTGCATATTCGTATAAATAGATTCCGAGTGTATTCGGGTCTACATTTGAATCAGGATAGGTTGCAGTAGTTCTCCAGTATGGCGTAACAACCAGTATTTTCAGATGCGGGTATTTTCTTGCTAAGTTTTCAATACAATATTTAACTGCATCTTCAACATTAGTTCTCTGTTTGTTTTCCGTGCTTTCGTCGTCAGCGCTGTACAGTGGTTTATTTGAACCCCAGTCATTAGTGCCGTAGAAGAAAGAAACGTATTGTACTGAAGTGAAGTCAGTTGTTTTAAGGTTCTGCAGGTGTTCATAATACTGCTCATCGTAGTTAGGTGATGTAGGGTCTACAAGTGAAGAAGCGTCCTGCAATGTGTAATCATTATTTACAACTGCTTCAATCAATCTATTTGCACTGAATGGCAAATAATCTGCACTTGCGTGGTCACAATAACCTGTACCTGCAAATCCACAGTTAATTGTGCCAATATCACTGGACATTTCTACCATAGTAGGGTAATCAGCACCACCAGCAAACATACCTGTAATACTGTCACCAAAGCAGAGTAACTTTTTATTTTTCTCATCTTTAGTATACTGGTATTTAATTGTCTGATCAGTTGGATAGGTAATAATGATACCACGCTGAAATCTATCGTTCAATATTTCACTGCCCTGATATGTTTCACCTGTCTTATATCTAATCGTCAACGGGTGTTCTGCCAGCCATGCAGTCATGGCTGTTTTGTTCAGTCCATTTATTCTAAAACCAATGCTCCCTGTTCTTCCGATTCCGATTCCAGTTAAAGTGCTATCAGCAGACAGAGCATTATATGCAATTAACGGTACATTTTCGTCACAGATAATTTCAACATCTTCAGGTAAAGTGTTGTTATCAGGTGGCAATTCATACATGTCTGATAATGCACCTGACAGAAGAACCCATTTAAACGAAGAACTATAATTACCACTTGAAATGTAATCTGCTAATACATAATCCTCTGTAACGTTTGTTGATCTACCTGTTGTTGCGTCATTCTTATAGGTATCGAATGGGTACAACCCTCCATAGGAAAGCATGATATTTTTGTATGCAACAGTTGAACCAACTCCATCCATAATATGCCCATAAAAGCCAATTCTGATTGTGTCACCTGCGACAACATCGGTTGCAATGTAGTTGAGTCCTTCACCGAACGTCTGTTCTACTGTGACACCGTTCTTTTTCATTATCATGGAAGCACAAACTATATTTCCTGAGATTAGTTCTGTTTCGCACGAAAGATAAAGTTTACCTGTGAACTCCGCCGTATAGTCAACATATGCATAATGGCTTGATGTAGTGTTTTCGAGTCTGCAAGCGATTTTAATGCCATTGTTTTCTTTTGTAATAGTGTAACTGCTAGCATAGCCACTCATTGTAAACTCTGCGTCTTCTAAATCAAACCTATTACGCGAGTGTACTGTTCCTGTTGAACCTGTTATATTTTTGAAATTGATAGGTTCCTTTTCATTGATAATGAAAACTGTTCCTGTTTTTGATGCGTTTGCAATCTGTGAATTTTCAATATATGGAACATCACTTGGCTTATTTGCAATGGCAACATTAAGGGCGTTAACTTGCGCTCTTACTGCATCACCGGCTGTTGGGTATACTGCACCGTTAGCGGCAACACGAATATCAGTAAGTTCTGCACTAGCCTGATACTCAACGCCAATAATTCTGATGATAGAACCAGCGTCATAATCTGTACTCGTTGTCGCTGCATTTCTGACAGCACTGTCCGTACTAAGACCAGTCCACGTTTCTGCATATGCCGTGCTGATTGTTAGTGCAGTATGGTCATTGTTACCATTGATAAGTGACATCAGCGGAATGTTCAGTGGTGCGGGATTAGACGGCTGAAGCGCTGGACTATCAGCGAACCACGAAATTACAACACCGTTTGCAAGCACGTCTGCACTTGCTACACGTGTAACTCTTACGTCGCCGAGGAATGACCAGTAGATGTCAAGTTCTGTATAATCAGTGTATGCATCTAAAAGCGTAATAGTCTGACCTTCATAGTGTCCACCATTCTGCTCTGTAGATTCAAACAATGTAGTAAATGTCTGAATATCAGAATAAGAATCAATGAAGTTATTCATTTGAGTCTGCATGAGAGAAATGTCATTATCCTGTTCTGAAATATCTGTACGCATGTCACTCAAACTGTTCTGAACGTCTTCGATATGGTCTGCTAACTCCGCTTCCATAGCAGCATTGTACTGCTCAATCTGTGTATTTACTTCTTCAGTAAAATCGGAATAATCTTCATGCAACTGGTCAACTACAGGCTGAAGATAAGGTTCAATAGCGGCAAGCAGACTTCCATCTTCTGCCATTGCATCCAGTTTATTGTTAATTTCTTCTTGTACGTCAAGATTGTTGAAATAGTTGTTCACGAATTCTTCGAGTTCGTTAACAAGGTTGATTACGTTAATGTCGTCTTCCATCACCTTATTCAAGTAGTCCACTACTTTGCATAACAATTCGTAATATGACAACGAATCATCGTACACAGCAGGTAAAATCTTTTGGCACCAAAATCTAAATGGCGCGCCAGTAATCTTTGAAATAACAGGCATTATTTTTTCTCCTCTCTTACCATAAAAGCATGAACAAATTTTCTAAATCATTAATAATCATCATGTCAATATTTAACACTTGTTCGCGATATTCTTTAATCATTTTAGAAAAACTATATGTTCCTACTTTACCTTTCATTGTTTCAATATAATTATCTGTACCAGTTTCTTTATTAGTACCGTCAACTGTTCTGTTATCGGTATACTGTGTGTCATCGTTAGTAGTAGAAGTATTTGTAGTTGTTCCGTCATAATCTTCGGTATTTTTTCTAGCGTTTGTTAAATACGTTTCGTTTTCAATATTCTGAACAGACCCTTGTGGAGTATCGTTATATAAATCCCAAGAAGTTGTATCATTCGATGTACTACCTGTTGAAGTTGATGAAATATCTCTTTCAGAAGTTCCTTCACTTGCTGACATGGTTTTAGATGTAGTATTTACCTCATTAGTACCTGCATGCGTTTTAACATAATCGACGTCATGAATTGGATTATATTCTATAGCAGCAGTTTTATACATTTCATTATAATAAGGCATGATTTCATTCATCCTGGTTTCGAGCTTTAATTTCCACAAACCATACGTCTCAAGACCAATTTCTCTTGTGTAGAAATGGCGGATGATTTTAGTTTCCAACTCTTCTCTATGATTTTCATCAAAAATAGGATAATCAAAATTGAAAATTTTAGGACGAGCCTGATCAATAATATCTGCAATACTGTTATAACCTTTAGACTCAGATAATCCTGCTTCTGTTTCACAAATAAATCTTAATTCAGATGTAAAATCACTCATTTTCTCCACCTCTAAGATTCTGCTCTCCATCTCCGTCGGTCATATAAGGCTCATCAGGTAATGATGTATCTAAATCTTCTCTAAAACTCACCTCAATATTGGTGTCAAACATTTTATTTATCTTTTCTACAGCATCACGTCTTGACTCAAGTCGTGAATTTCTTGATGCAATAGTGCCACCTTGTGAACGATTGACTTCATCTGTAATGAGTCTTTCTCGTTTTGTGATTGCAACATTTGTAATACCAAGATATGTTAATGCTTCATTCCAAGTATCGACCTTTAATTGGTACAATTTATCAGCCAAGAATGGTGCATCTGTTTTTAGCACTCTTAGCGCTTCAGGATTAAGACCTTTTGAAGCAAATATGAATGGAGTATTTCCTTCATATTTCATATAAAGATTCCGCATAGATAATCTTTCTTCTTCGGAACAAGTAATCAAAACAGGGGTTTTTTGTGCATGAATATTTACGCCAATAGTGTTTTCAATTTCTGCTAATCGTTTCGCAAACATTGCTAATTCTGTTGTTGATGGCATGTGCAAATAATTGTTATAAATTAGTACAGAATTGGTGTTATCAAGATTCTTATGATAACCATTGACAGCATATGCTCTTCGTTTAATTGGAATTCCATAAAAATCTAATCTGCCGTCTAACATTGTTCTTAAACACAGGTCGCCAATTACTTCGTCATGGAAATAAACTACAACACCATCACTGATTAAACCTAGTTCCATAAATCTTGGGTCAATGGTATCAGGTAGATTTTTATATTCCCACGAAGATATGGCTAATTCTACAAGTCTATGATAGTACACATTAAATGTCATTGTGTTTTCAAAACTTGTCTCCCAAAACTGTCTATTCATAATAGAACGATTTCGTCTTTTTCTTGCCATATAAATCCTTTCTTATAGCGTCGGATTAGTTAAATCATAACGACCGACATTTGCATGGTCTGCCCACCAAGTAATTCCCTTATTGAATCTATCTTCAATAAATGCTTTAATATCTGATGGTGCATCTCCTGTAATTGTGCATCCCGCAGTTTGTACATAGGTCCAGCGCTGTCTTGCATGAATGTTAGGCATCATAATATGATTTTCTTTATAACCAAACATGTCAAAATAAGTGTCCACCTGTCTTGCTTCCCAATAATCCAAAGATTTGGCATTCAACCAAATAGTATTTTGGTTAATATTAGACATAATATTTCCCTTTTGAAAGCCTTTAACATTGTCCGGTTTATTTGAGTTATTTAAACCCTGACCAATCGCATTTGCTACGCCCTGAATACCTTGACGAATGTCAATAAAAGTTCCTACAGTGTCACCGCGTAAAACATCTACAGCAAAATTAGCAACTGAACCAATAGCATTAGCAACATAGCCACCTGAATTTTGTACTAGCCACATAGCATACGTATCACCCTTTATCGGACATACTGGGAAATCTGAAATCTCCAAACCTGAGTTGTAACAATCCGTTTCTCCTCTATAGTTTTTGGGATAAACTAATACTGAAGGTGTTGGAATAATTGTACATGTAACATTGAATGTTACTTCGTCAATATTTTGCCACGTAGTACCACTTCTAAAATCTTCATATGCGTACTCTTGAGTGACGCCAGGTTTTTCGAGAACTATCTTACAAAATGGGTAGTTATAAATCTTATTATTTCTAGGTACATATCCCTGAAACATGGACTGCCTTAATGTCGATTTTTGTATTGTTCTATCTGCTCTAATTGGAGCAGCACCTGTGAACATTGGTGACATTCCCGGTCCTGCTATAACTGCTATAATATCATCCTCATGACCGTGCGATATAATACCGCCAAGATAATCAGCCATTGCTGTAATACTGTTTACAGTGTTCTCTGTCCACCTTCGAATTTCCAAAGAACTATATAATCCCTGAACTCTTGCTGTTCCTGGTTGATGCGTTACCCAACCATTTGAATCAGCAGATGAGTCATCAGGGTCATAATGACCTGTTGTATAGGTTAGAAAAACAGTTGCTCTTTCTGAGTCACTCAATGGCGAAGAAGAATAATGCACGTAATTTGCAATAACAGGGAAATCTTCAGGTTCACAATTAACGTACAAACCATCATCAACTGCGTGTTGTCTAACTACCATACATGGCTGTAAATCTACCTTAAACCACCAAGATTGGATAATGTCAATTTCGTACTTAATTTCACACGTTGTGTTGTTAACATAATCAACGCTAGTAATGAACGCATAGAACCATTTATTTTCGTAATTATCATTTCTAAACATCATATAATTACAATCGTATAATTGGCTCATTTGTCCGTCAACTCTTATCGTGTTATTATCTAATCTGTTGTATGAATGCACGTTACTAGACCAGACAGATTTAGATAAAAAATAGTTATTTTGGTCAGTATAATTTACAAAATATAAAGTATCTTTATAGTTGTTTGAAATCGGCACATCTTTCAGCAATCTTATTTCAGTTCCTGGTGTAATATACATAAGCACCTCTTTCTAAAATAGGAGGGAGGTTTTGACCTCCCGTCCTACTATATTAAACAGATATTATTCACCGCCACCTTGTTCTTCGTCAGCGCCTTCACCTACAGTGATAGTTGCTGTATCAGTAACAGTTGGTTTTACTACAGATTTGCATGTAATAGTGACTTCACCATCATCAAGACCTGTTACAAGACCTGTCTTAGAAACAGTAGCAACTGTCGGGTCAGAAGAAACATAGGTTACAGCCTGTGAACCGAAGTTTGTTGCCGTAACTTCTGCCACCATCTGAAGTGTTCCACCTACCGGGATTGTTGCTGTTTCCGGTGATACAGATACCGCAGAAATTACAGGTGCTCCTGGCATAAACAGCGCACAATTTGCGAACGGCGAAGTTGCAAATGCTTTGCCTACATGATACCAATAATTACGGTACAGACCTTCTTCATTCAGACGGCTATTTGTCTGATCATAAAAATCAATGACCTTGAAAAAGGATTCATCCACCAGTACTGCAAGGATTGCATCCAAAGCCGAATTAACTGCGTCAGTAATTTCAACATAACCTTCCTGGTCTCCAAGCAACTCCTCAATACGGTCAACATCTTCAATAGAGAAAGAATCTACAAGTACACGGTGACCCATAAATTCAGCCTTATCCATGTTGAATGCAGATGCAAGAACATTTACATCCATGTCTGCGTCTACTGTAGAATTCATAATGAGATACTGTTCCTGCTTAGATGCGTGATTATGAACACCTGCAATGTTATATTTTGTGTTCATAAACGTCATAGCGTTAGAAGTCGCTTTTGCTTTTGTTGCCAGTTCCTTCATGTCAGTACCGTCAGTAAGAGATACTACAGGAATCTGACCTTTCATAATGCGAACTGCGAGCATATACTTCATGACAAGGAATTCATCATAATTTGCAGAAGTGTACATGCTTTCGATGATTTTTGTAATAAGATTTGTTACACCATCAACTGAAAGGAATGCTTTCTTAAGGTCAATATCCTGAATGGTTCTCTTATAGAACTTTTCATAGTTCATAATATAGAACGCAGACTTCAGGTCAGGAATATCACGTTCCTCAACATGTGTTTCTGCCCATTCCGGGTCATACTGGTGCGGTTTAGCAAGTTCAACAAATACATCTTCAACTACTTCACCAAATTCAAGTTTACCCAGTTTAAACATTGACCATGGGTTTTCATACATTCTGCTAGAAATCAGAACACGTCCAATGCGATTGATAAGTGCAGTAAGGAACTCATTCTGAAGCTGAGGATTGTCCATAATAATTGCACCAATTTCTCTAATGCACTGTGCGTCAGGTGTAGCAATCGGCACGTGATTCTTAAAATCAATGGATGCAGAATTACGGATAGCGTTCAGTACATCAACTGAACTATTTGTAAATACAACTCTTTCCGGTCTTACGGGCATATCATAGCCCTCCTTTCTTATAATTTATTTAGTTGTAAATAAGTCATCAATAGTAATAGTGTTTTCAAGAGTGGATTCGGTGCTATATTTAGGTTTTTTAAATTTTGGACCGTCATTTGATTCATCATCGTCAACACCGTTAAAGAATCTATCACGATAACGTTTACGCCAAGAAGCATCTAAATCTTTGTTCTTCTGAACTTCAGCATTGTAAAGTTCTTCATAATCTGTTACACTTTTCGATTCTAAATCTGTGATTGTATCATTGAAATCCTGCAGAAAATCAAGTGTATCATCGTCAGTATTTTCACCGACCAATGTTTGAATTCTTGTTCTTAAATCATTTGTAGATAAAATAGCCATTCTTTTTCTCCTTACCATCCGAATATTTGTCTTCTCATTGTTAAATACTTCATCCATAACGGCATTCTGTCTTTTGAAGGTGTTGGCGGTTCAGGTGGTCTATTCCAAGTTTGGAAAACCATACCCATGGTATCTATAATAGTTTCAGAACCACTTAAATAAAATATGTCTTCAGGATATTGCGAACCTTGTAAGGCATAACACAAATTACCATATGCACAATAATAACCATATGATACCAGTTGAGCGCCTGCAATATTACTCTGGTCTATATGAACGTGGTCACCTGTCACAAAACCCGCTACACCTGTATGGTAAATCAAATCACCTTGTGAATAAGAAGATGCAGAAGGTGGGTTGCTATCATGTGTAAATGCTACTGTAACGTATTGCAACCCTTGAGGTGTCCAAACTGGTGCATCAGATGTATATCCCCTTGTATTTCCTACGCTATCACTGTATACCAAATGGCAATCAAATGGAGCGTAACAAGGATATTGAGCGCGACTACCAATCCAGTCAGCAGGATGACCGCAACAGTGAGAAAATGAAGTGGGCGAAGATGTTTGAGTACAATATAAATAATCTAGCGGAAATAAACATACTTGTGAACCCTGATAAGATAATGTTTCACCTGCTTGCATTATTAAGAATTAAACAATTTCTAATTTCTTCTTTACGCCTGCCTTCAGGCAAAACCTGTAATGCATAATGGCATATCTCTATAAATGTTTCCTTATCACAATTTAAATGATACGGAATTACATTTTCAGGGTTCTCTCCGCTTTCAATCCTTTGCTTAATAGCAACTAACATTTCGCAATCAATCATATACATTTACAACTCTCTGAACTAAATCAGGGTCGTAGCCTTCTGATGCAAGTTTTTTGAATCTTTCAGCACCATTACCATATTCACCTGCCCAAATCCTTCTAGCAAGTTCGCCGTATTCTTCTACTTTGTCTTGGATGGCATTATAACCGTATGAAGTGTCTTTTAACGCATTGTAACGCTCTACACCATTTCCATATTTACCTTCCCAGCATTCTACTGCGTATTCATCTAACGTTTTGTCTTCATGCACAGGGTGTAAATCGTAAATTGAGAGAGGTTCAAAGGTGCAGTCCATATCCATAGAACCATAGGTGGAAGAATACTGTTGCATTGTACCATAATCAGAGGTATCTGTTCTCTTAATTCCGTCGTTAGGGGTACCCCAATAAGCGACCCATTTGTCAAATCGCTCATTACCTAAAATGTAATTACCAAACCAAGATAATGATGCGTAGATACCTGTGTAATATCCTGCGTCTTCTACTAATGTGCAGAAGGCATTACACATCTCACTAATAAGTGACGGATATAATGCACCATTATTTGCCTTATAATTATCCATATCTTCCATATCAAACCATACTCCAACTCTTACGTTCCAGTTTCTGATAAGATTTAAAAGAAAATTTGCTTCATCAATGGCATCCTGAACCGACAAAGCATATGAATAACAATATACACCATATGGGATACCAAGACGGTCTAACTGTCTACGATATGTGTCTGCCATATAATCGGCATTTGTACCCCATGATGCGCGAATAATTACAAAATCAGGACGGGGATTGAGTGTTTCAAAATACATGTTTCCGTTATGCTCAGAAATATCAATTCCATACGCAATTACTGGTCTACTCATTCTTCCATACCTCTCTGTAAAACATCTACAAGTTTTTGAATCGTTAAAGTGTTATTATTTAGCGCTTCTGTCATTTTTAGTGATTCTTCTTTGTGTTCAGCATTCATACGATTGATTTGTTCACTGTGTGCGTCATCCCTTGTCTTAACGTACCAAGCGAGAATCAAACACATTACAATCGGAAATCCCACTGTTGTTACCGCTTGTATGATTTCCTGTGCTTCCATGTTTACCACCACCTCTCTTGATAATTCAATTATAGCATGTTATAATGATATTAGGAAGTAGGAAAATAAATAAAAACGAGGTACGAGAAATGACCGATTTTTACGATGGTACTAAATTATTATCGTTAAAGGATTTAGACGGTAAACGCCCGGAAATTTACATGGTGACTACCAACCGTTCGGCAGGTAAAACTACATATTTTAGTAGACTTGCTGTTAACAGGTTTAAGAAAAAAGGTAGTAAATTTGCTGTACTTTATCGGTTCAAATATGAACTTGACGATTGCGCAGATAAATTCTTTAAAGATATACAGCGTTTGTTTTTTCCTAATGATATTATGGAAGGAAAATCAAGAGCTAAAGGTGTTTATTATGAGTTGTTCTTAAATGACGAAAGTTGTGGTTATGCTTTGGCTATAAATTCAGCAGACCAAATGAAAAAACTTTCGCACTTGCTTAGTGATGTTGATATTATCCTTTTTGACGAATTTCAAAGTGAAAATAATGCTTATGTGCCTGACGAGGTTACGAAATTTATTTCCCTACACACTTCCATCGCTCGTGGTCAAGGAAAGCAAGTCCGGTATGTTCCTGTTTACATGTGTAGTAACCCAGTTACTATCCTGAATCCGTACTTCGTTGAAATGGGAATCTGTGACAGGCTTAACGATGAAACCAAGTTCATTCGTGGTCATGGTTGGGTGCTAGAACAGGGATTTGTAGAAACTGCCAGCGTTGCACAAAAAGAAAGCGGATTTAATAGAGCATTTAATGGCAATAAATATATTGCATATTCTGCGGAGAATGTTTACCTTAATGATAGCAAAACCTTTATCGAGAAACCCAGTGGCAAAGGAAAGTACCTTGGGACGATAAAATATCGCGGTAATGATTATGGAATACGGTCATTTGAGGAACTCGGAATTGTGTATTGCGACAATCGTCCTGATTTGACGTTCCCCTTTCGAATCAGTGTCACGGTTGATGACCATAATGTAAACTATGTTATGCTAAAACAGAACGAATTTTTCGTAGATAATATGCGCTTCTACTTTGACCACGGGTGTTTCAGATTTAAAGACTTACGTTGCAAAGAAGCAATACTAAACATGCTTAAATATAACTAGAATGGTGGTGATTAAAGTGATTATGCTTATCTCGTGCTTTGTGCTAATATTTCTCATGCTTTTTCCTTCTTTTGATGTTCCCATACGGTACAAATGATGCATATGAAATTGATATCTATTTTAACTTATTCTTTGCTATTGTTGGCTGTATTATCGGCTATATTCTTGCTTGTATTCTGCTTTCTATATTTTATTAAATGTTTTGCAACAATTTTAGCGTGGATTATGTTAAAGATTTGTTTTGCTATATCTGCATAGGTGTTCCTTATTGACTTTCAAGGGTAGCACTGGTGAAAGAAACAGCCTT